ACATTATATTCAAAAGTAAATAGTTCAGTCCAAGGCGAAATTAGAAAAACTAATAATCCAACCCAATACACTGTACACATAGGACATTTGACTAGATTGCCAAAAAAACCTTTCTTGGGTCTTAGACCATCAAAAATTGAACCATAAACCAAAATTTGTGTTAAGCCATAACACGTTAGAATGAACCATAATAAAGACATTTATATCCTGTAGAGTAAACCGTAATATTGTGTATAAAAAGGATCTAAGCTTCCTTTTTTCTTTTGCTGTGGGACCTCACCATATTCTGTACTATCTTGTGGGCTTGGGTCAACCAACATGTGTTCTACGTCTGAATCGTAATCCAAAACTCTTTTTAGCTTTGGAAGTTCTTCTTTAAAAAACATGAAAATATTTAGAAGAACAACTTTTATTACATCGACTTTTTTATTTGCGGGATAGGTTGCTTCTATGCTACCAAATATGTTACCACCTTTGACAGTATCAGCTAGGATCACTCCGCGCTTTTTCAAGTAATCAAAAAACGAATCTTGATGTGGGTAAGGGTCTGCTTTTGCAAACTTCTTTATAAACGTTGTAATTTTTTTCTTATCAGGATTGACAACAATATCAAATAATGGATGATCATGGACGATATAGTTGTTGTCTAAAGTCCGACGAACATCTAGAGAGATTAGTTGTGAAGGAATAGGTTCAACGCTAACCTCAACTGTTTTAGGCGTTGGCTCAACAACAGATATTGTAATCATATCTGTATCTTTTTCTTCTACCTTTACTTTAATCTCATCAAGCTTATTCATTGTCGTTGATCTCTCTTGCAAGTTTCTGCATTTTCATAATTTGTTTGAGCATATCTTCGCTAATCAATTCGCCCTTGAAGCCATCGATCATAGAGACTACTTGATTCATTTTTTCTTTTATTTCGCCTTCAAAATTAGCTCTTGATACTGATTCTTTTATTCTACCTAATTCATCATTTAGGTAAATCTTCAACTCTAGACCATTGTCTTTGAAAGAAGTAATGTACTTTGATAGCAAAACTCTCTGCTCTTCCAATAAACCCTCATAGTGATTGTTGAACTTTGAGGAAAAGATTTTCATAGTTGCATTATTGATTTTCTTTTCTTCATTGATTTGCTCGGGCTTTGATGACATGTACTGAACTACTACATTTTCCATCAAAACTTTATTTTTGATTTTTGTATTTGGTGAAAACATTTGGTAAATGCTTGCCAAAGCTTTGTAATTTGGAATAAAGTTAGAGAATACTTCATCACTTATGTTATTGTTTATTTTATTGATTAGCTTTGTCTGCTCTTCAAAAAGCTTTTCAGCACTTAGTCTTTCGCGCTCTTTACGAACGTAACCAATGATCTTCTCTGCTGCATCTCTTGTGACGCCGCGTGTATCAACGATTTCTTTGTAAAGATTCAAGTCTTGTTTCAATACGCTATTGTTATTGAAAAATTCTTTCATAAGTTTTAGAACTGCCGTCTTCCTTTATTCATTTTTTGCAACAACACTCTTTGTTAATTCTCTTACGAGAGCCTCATATAAAAAAGCAGTATTTCTTCTCTTGTTGTGATTCATCCTATAGATCCTCTGATAATATTCTATCCATTTCTTCATTCAATGAAGACATCTTGTTTTCAAAATCTTCACTATAATTAGCTTTGTTTTCCTTAACAAGCGTGCCTACTGACATTGCTTTGAAAATATCCCTTGGCTTTCTTGGCTTACTAGCGCCCCATGACTCTCTAGCACCACGCTTTTTACGATCATCGCTTTGCTTCTGCTTGTATCTTTTTCCCTTGGAGCCTTTTGTAACATATGAACCGTCTTCAAATTCTGCGTAAATTGCGGCTGGCTTATCATCACTTCTCTTTTCGCCGCCACCAGGAGTTGCTAATAGTACATCTTCACCACCAGCCTCGGGCTCTGCTGCTGGCTCTGGGGCTGCTGGAGGTGCGACTTCAGGTGCTTCGGGTGCTTCAGGCGCTTCGGGAGCCTCACCGCCCAAGTCTGGAATACTAAGATCTCCAGGTCCTCCGAATCCTGCGCCGGTCAAAGCTCCTGCGGCTAAGCCTTCACCCTCTGCCTCAGCAACTTTTGTAAGAGCAGTTTCCATCTGCTTATCATAGAACTTTTCTCTAGTGTTTCTAACCAACTCTTCTTCTGATAGACCTAAGATATTTTTTGCAATCCAACGATTGCTGTAAACGTCTTGTCTTGCTTTTGATGCAGCGTCTAATTTTCTCTCCAAAGTCTCGATCTCTTGTAAAGAAGAGATTCTAGATGGATTGTGAAGCTTTACATTAAAGTTTATAAGATCATTTCCTCTGTAACCTAGAGTGTAAAGGTGGATTGTAGCCATCTTATCCAATTCAGCAATAACTGATCTCTGCAATCTTTGAATAGTTCTGGCAAAACGAATATCTTTCTGTGCCAATGAGCCTTGTGGTTGGCTAGCGTTGCCTGCATCAGAGATAAGATATGACTTTGGAATCTTAATTGCAGCAAACAATTTATTTTGTAGATACTTGACATCTTCCATGTCATTAGTCCAACTATCTGATGGTACGCTGGAAATGTCTACAGCGGCTTTACCATTTCTAGTTGGAATATAATAATCTTCTTCAATGGAAAGAGGATTATATCTTAGGTCAACTCTACCAGTTTTATCATCAACAACCTGATGTCGTTTCATCATGGTGATGATCTTTTGCATGTACTGCTCGACCTCTTCTGGTGGAATACCACCAACATCAATATTGAACTTCTTTCTACCAGGGGCTCTTACAATTCTATATGCAATAACTGCATCCTCAAGCAATGTTAGCTGTCTCCAGATGCGTCTACCTGGATCTAGAACTGAAGTTCCGTATGGTGTATATTTATCGTTACCTAAAACTCGAAAGTGTGAAACCTGCCAGTTTTCAAATGTCAATCCACCTGTATTCCACTGGTATTGTAAATAATTTGGATTTGTTGGGTCTGTGCCTTCCATTCTTTCAATTTCATTTACAGGCAAGCCAATCAAAGATTTGATACCAACCTCTTCATCAATATCAAGGTAACCAAAGAAGTCTCCATATTTACACATGGAGCGAACCCAGCCAAACAAGTTTGCGTCAATGTTTAGAACATTATAAAATAAAGTTTCTAAAATTTCTTTGATTTCTTGATTTTGACAGTCAATAATAAGGGATCTATTAAACTCAGAGTGTGTTGTAATTTCATCTGCGTAGATATCTAATGCAGAAGCTAGCTCGGGCATAAACTCCATCTGATCAAAGTCGGCATATCTTTCTGCACGGTTTAGGTTGTTCATCATTGCTGATGAAATTGTTTCATATGGATTGTATGATTTTCTTTTGAATCCTTGCCCACCAACTGATCTAAATTTTGGTGAGTATTTATCTACTGAATACTTTCGATTATTTCTAACCTGTTGTGCCCTATAGTTTACAATTGGTCCTGAAAATAGTCTTGTCAAACGTTGGAATAAAGGACTATTTGGATTTCTTGGGTTGTTTTTGTTGTCTGCCATCAGTTAGTTCCTACTTCATAAAAAACGGTAGTTTATTTATCTTCACTGTTTTTTGTTTTGCGTTGCCACCATAGATATAATTATCTTGCTGATTCCTTTCCATCCCAACAATTCTGGTATCTAACGACTTATTGCTTGTCATTATAGCAGAAAGCATTGATTTTTTATACTCTATTTCTTGTTGATTTACAGTTAATGCTGTATCTCTTACCCAACAGCCAATGGCACATGCCATAACTAAGTCATCATTATAAGAACGCATGGCTTCTGCTTTACCATTGTTCCAAATAAATGTTTTCAATTCATTGAATAATCTTCTTGAACTAATTTTCAAAACTTTATTGCGGATAAATTCTTCTAATTTAGCAATAATCATAGGTCTAGTTTTTACAGTTGTTGAAAATCCTGCAATTACAGAGGTCTGCTCTGTGTAAGAAGCTTCAACGTATTCATGTGTTGATTTCTTTGAGTGGTAGATGTTTGGATGACCGTAATCTTTCAGTTTTGTTAGAACTGTCATACCAACTGAGTTGTTCTCTACGACAGTCATACACATGCCATAACTTTTTGATGTATCATAAATTATACGTGCAAAACTATCAAGTGGTAATTTACCCTGATACTCACAGCAAATTTCCATAGTGTCCGACTCAAACACATAGAAGGTAGAATTATCTTTACCGTCACCACGGGCAACGTCAGCAACCATAAAATACTTCTTACCTTCTTCAGCGTTCTTCCAAATCCATAAGTTGCGATCAAAACCAGTTTTATATTCTGGTTCTAACAATTCTTCATTTTCAATACGAACTAAATCCTTACCATGGATAAGAGTGTCACCAGACATGTTAAAGTTACATTCTAGCTCCTGTGCAATCTCTCTTGCAGACATGTTGCGAGTTTCTTTTTCAAACCACTCTTGGTCTCTGTCTGGATGGACATGCCAAGGCAAACT